ATACACAAACGACGTTTTTTACTTATTCGAGAAGCATCGGCAAGGCTCAACGGGTGAAGTACGATTTAAGCACAACGAAACGCTAACGCACTTTAGCGATAATGGCGGCAATACGGGCAGCACCTTTTTACCAGTTAAGGAAACCGCAATAGCACCTAACGAAACATTTGATTTTACACCGTTTTAATGACCACCGAGGAACGCATAATAGATTACATGACAAACTACGAACCCGAGCAAGGCGAATTTAAAGAGGGCATTACGCATTACACCGACACGCTTAAAACACATCGAAGCTATGCAAGTCAATTAACGAGCGCGCCGCGCACCTCGATAGCCTACCGAATGTATTTAAACCGTTCGCTCGATTGGTTGAAGCTCCTAAAAAAACACGGCATTAATTTGCAAAACGTAATCAAAAAATGACTATATTTGCAGCAATGGAAGCAACACCGAAACCTATTTCGAAGCGTGGTGGTCGCCGTGAAGGTGCTGGTAGGTCGAAGCAATACGGCGAACAAACATCGACGTTATGCTTTCGCGTACCGCAAACGCACCGCGAAAAAATTACGGCAATGGTTCGCGCATACCTCGAAGGGTTAAAGCTCGAATACAAATCAAAGAAACACGACCCTGAGTATGGATGCTAAACTATTAACCATACCGTGTGCAATTGAATCGGTAGCCACGCGCCGCGATAAAACGATTAAGGTAACAATCGGAACGCAGGAACTAACGCCTGAACAAACGAGCGCGCTATTTAGTCAATGGATGGGCGGCGTGGGTGTTATGGCGTTTAAGGGCGAGCAATTCAATTATAACGACGAACAGCTTTTAAATAACCTTAAACTCGATGCCGCAGAACTCGGAAGCAAAACACCGAGCCAGCGCCTACGCTCAACGCTTTACGTTCTCTTTGAACACGCGCCCGAAGGTCATAAGGATTTTAACGGCTTTTACGCGGCAATGATGGAGCGCTTTATTGAAATGGTTAAGAAACGAATCGACACTTATAATTTGTAAATTTGTAATACTATGCCACTATTTCAAGGAGATACGCAAACGATTATAAGCATGAACATTCGCAAGCTAATAGGCGAAGGTTATTCACCTGAGCAAGCCGCCGCGATAGCATACGCCGAAGCCGAGAAATACCGCAAAGCACGAAACAAGAAATGAGCGTACAACTAATAAACATATCCGAGCTAACGGTTAACCCGAATAACCCGCGCATTATAAAAGATGAAAAGTTCGATAAGCTGGTGCAATCGATTAAGGAGTTTCCCGATATGCTAAAGTATCGCCCGATAGTCGTGGACGAGAATAACGTTATTTTAGGCGGTAATATGCGTTTTAAGGCGTGCAAAGCTGCTAAGCTAAAGCAAGTACACGTTATGAAGGCAAGCGAGCTTACAGAGGCTCAAAAGCGCGAATTTATAATTAAGGATAACGTAAGCGGCGGCGAGTGGGATTGGGCGATGCTACAAAACGAATGGGACACCGAGCAGCTCGATGCGTGGGGCTTGGATATTCCAAGCTTCGAAACAGAGCAAGCACTCGAAGCCGTTGAGGACGATTACGAAGTACCTGATGAAATACAAACCGACATCGTACTTGGAGACATATTCGAGATTGGTGAGCATCGTTTGCTTTGTGGGGATTCGACTGATAGCGATGCAGTGGCAAAGTTAATGGATGGGCAGAAGGCGGATATGGTGTTTACTGACCCGCCATATGGAATGAAACTAAATGCAGATTATAGTGGAGCTAAAAGTAGTTTATCTTTTTTTGGAGATAAAGGAGTTAAGGGAGGTAAAAAATATGATAATGTTATAGGAGACCATGATGATTTTACACCTGAACTTATTAATACAATTTTTGCTTGTTTTTCAGATACCAAAGAAATTTTTATATGGGGTGCAGATTATTTTGCAGAGTTGCTTCCTAATAAAAATGAAGGTAGTTGGGTAGTATGGGATAAAAGAGCAAATGGTAATGATGATTTACAAGCAGATGATAATTCTGATAAAATGTACGGAAGTTGTTTTGAATTATGCTGGAGTAAAACAAAACATAAAAGAGATATAGCAAGGGTAAAATGGGCAGGAATATTTGGAACAGAAAAAGAGTTTGACCATAAAAGGCATCATCCTACACAAAAGCCTTCATTGTTACCTCAATGGTTTTTTAATAAATGGGGAAAGCAAGGCGATATAGTTGCTGATTTATTTCTCGGCAGCGGCTCAACAATGGTAGCATCACACCAACTTAAACGCAAATGCTACGGCATGGAACTCGACCCGAAGTACTGCCAAGTAATAATAGACCGCATGATTAAACTCGACCCAACGCTTACGATTAAGCGCAATGGGCAACCGTATTTACAGCGAAAAAACAGCGATGCCAAAACCTGAAAACGTAATACCGCATAAGTTTAAGAAAGGGCAAACGGGAAACCCTAACGGGCGACCGCGTAAGCTACCCGAACTTGACAAGTTGTTAGCAGACGTGTTAGGCGAAGAAAAGGACGGCGTAACAGCAGGCGAAGCGATATTGAAAGCAATCCGCGCACGCGCAGCAAAGGGCGACGTAAGGGCTGCGGAGCTATTGTTAGACCGCGCATACGGTAAACCGAAGCAAAGCATTGATAATACCATAACCACGACCGAGCCGTTGGTTATCATTCGCACCGAAACAAAAGAAAAGAATGATTGAAATTTGGAAAGTATTTGAAAGCGGATACGAGGTTTCTAATTTAGGAAACGTTCGCAGTATTGATAGGATAGTAGAAACGCGAAAGCAGCCTTTAAAATTAAAAGGCAAACTATTGAAACCAGCTATCGATAAGAAAGGTTATAAGCGCGTAGCGATAATGATTAATGGTAAACTAAGTACTTTAAAAGTACATAGGCTTGTTGCTATGGCGTTCATTGAAAACGTTAATAATAAACCTCAAGTAAACCATAAAGACGGCAATAAGTTGAATAACGCCATAAATAATTTAGAGTGGGTTAATAATTCAGAAAACGTAAAGCACGCATATGAAAACGGGCTATCAAAGCCAAAGCGCCTACACGAAAGCAGCCGTTGTAAGCAAACTAAAGAAAGTATTGAGGCTATTGTAAAACTAAAATCTGAAGGCGTTAAAAACCAAATAATAGCCGATTTATATAACTGTTCTATTTCATCAGTAAAGAGGCTAAATAAAGGATATGCAATTTACGCTAACTGAAACACAAACAACAGCCTTCGACATGGCGACCAACGGGGACAAAAGAGTAATTGTCTTCGGGGGCGCTATACGATAACCGCCCCTGCTGGAAACGGCGGGGGCAAAGATTCGCGGCGGTAAAACCTATTGGTTACTTTTAACGCTAACCTCGCTTTGTTTAAACTATCCGCGCAGCCGGTGGGCGGTTATTCGTAAAAGCCTACCCGACCTAAAGCGCACAACGTTTCCGAGCTTTGCCTCGATAATGATGGACGGGGTAAGTAGCTACGTTAAGAACTGGAATAGGGAAACGAACGTTATAACTTTTACAAACGGCTCTGAGCTTATCTTTATGGCAGAATCGTTTGACGATGATAAAGACTTAAATCGCTTTCGAGGTTTAGAGATTAACGGGGCGGGCTTAGATGAAGTAAACGAACTGCAGGAAGTAACGTTCTACAAAGTTCAGGAACGTATAGGCTCATGGAATAAGGCGCACGGTAAGCCGCCTATCGTTTGCCTCGCAACGTGCAATCCTGCGCAAAATTGGGTTAAGTCGATTATATACAACCGATACCGCGAAAACACATTACCCGAGCGTTGGGCGTACATACCGAGCCGCATAACTGATAACCCACACATCGCGCCCGAATACTTAGACGCGTTAAAAGAATTGCCGCCTATTCAATACGCTCGATTTGTTGAGGGCGACTGGGATGTACTCGATGACGTTGCTAACCCGTTCTTATACGCGTGGAGCGACGAAAAGCATATCGACGATAGTGTAACGCACAACGCGCACTTACCGACGTTTATAAGCGTCGATTTTAACATTAACCCGTTATGCGCTTTACTTATTCAAAACGTTGGCAG